GTGGGTTCCTTTCGGAACCCATGTGAGAAGTCGAATAACCTCCGGCACTCACTGCCTCTGACCTTCATACAGTCAGAAGTAGCTCCCAAACCAGGTAGCTCCCAATCTCTTTTGAGATTATGGTAGCGTCTGCCCTATTAGTCACAGGGTGGATCCGTTGTTCAACTCTTGTAAAAGAGCGAACGATACATCGTCCATTTGACCATGGACTGACTGGGGGAAAGACCCCGTTGTCAAGTGACCGGCTGGCGACAAAGCTTAAGCCCGACTTAGCGTAGAAGGAATACATAGTAATATGTGGCCCGGAAATATGGAAGTAATTCCATACCCACCGAAAATTCTACCTTATAAAGGTATCACTAAGGGAGGGTCCTGTAAAGGATCAGTACCGTAAGAAGTGCCTTGTTATTAGAGCGACGCCTAAAACTGGCTGGTTGCTTACTTGATAAAGACGATGACAATGTCACAAACTTCTCGTTTGCAACATGACATTAAGCCTTTTATCAGAGTACTAAGTGCCTTACTAGGCCGGAACCGAACCCGGAGAATGTATCAAGCGGTACATTGCTACCAGGATTGGTTTAACCATGTAGTGAAATACCACGGACTTATGTTCGCGTGTAAAGTAGCGAAATTGGTGCATGCCGAAGCTAAGCTTCGGCTATTGAGGAATTGGGACAAGGAGACTGCACCCAAGAGATATTATGATATCTTTTGGATGCGGCTATCCAAAGTCGGCTTTCCTCGTGCACTCCGTAAGATCGAAAGGCTGCTTCGCAGCCCTTGCGAGCCTGAGCGTAGAATTGGGATGACAATCCTCAATTCCTACAGGATGGTCGAGACTCCCGCTGTCGCGACTTATGAGTCGCGAATCGGTGATGTCACTTGTACCTATTCTGAACGTGAACTACGCGAAGCTTGTTACACGATCAAGAAAGAGTGCCGGTTAGGTCGGATTAGGATGGGTTTTGATAAGCTCTTTCGCAAGGATAACTGGATTGGTACTTCAGGACCTTATGGTGGTGTTTCTGTCTTAAACGCAGCGGTAGACGCGAAAACCATCTTAGATCCTAAGTACTACCAGTATCTTGCGTCGATGGAGGGATTTGTGAAATCTCTGTCGGCGTTAGCTACTCCTAAAAGAAGAGCTTTATTGCCCACTTGGGAGTCTCACGTAGCTTGGCTTCGCGAGATATCCAAAGACTGTTTAACCTTCCCTTCAAAGAAAGGAAGGCCAGACAGATACATTTCCCGTCTCACCTTCATCAGCGAGGGTGGTGGTAAAACACGTGGTGTTACACCCGTGAACTACCATGTTCAAGGAGTTTTACGTCCTTTCCATGACTGCGTCATGGAACTGTTAAGACGTATTCCGATGGATTGTAGCTTCGACGAAGCTAAAGGAGTAGAGGCACTCATACGGTGGACATCCGATGGAGTCTCAGAACCCTCAGGTTTTGACGCTTCAGATTATACGGATGTTCTATCGCGCGAACTTCAGTCAAGAGTGGTAAAACACTTCTTTGGATCTGATGTCGCTAAGTTCTGGAAAGCCCTTATGGCAATTCCAGTATTTATGGGCACGGAACACGGAGAGCGTAGCTTCTCTGTTGGTGCTCCGATGGGCATATATGGGTTATGGCCTGTTGCGGCCTTAACTCATCATATTGTCTGCCAAATCTCAGCTCTAAGAGCAGGATTGCGCCGGTCTGGTGAACTATATTCGCTTTATTTCCTTAGAGGAGACGATGTCCTCTCTAAAGAAAAGGCGTTTATGGAACACCATCGGTCCATAATGCAAGATGAGCTGGGCATTAAAGTCTCCGAGCAGAAAACCATTGGTTATCGGCACGGTCCTCAATGTGCAGAGTTCGCGAAGCGAACTGCCCAGCACGGACGAGTTATATCTGGGATCCCCGTAAAGCAGATATCTGCTTCACGGCGACTGGAACCACTTCTCTCATTAGAGTTAGTGGAACATCTCCTGGGTATGGTGCGTGTCGAAAAGCTTCAACGATCTCCCCACTTTACCCCCCCCCTCGTTTGCACTCTCCTTCATGGTCGGTATATCGGTTCTATTGATACCTTACGTCCGCACACAACCAAGCCTAAGGTAGACCCCATTACTGGGATCGTACCTTTAGGTCTAGGTCATGTAGCGCCGACTAAGTATTCAAGGAAACTCTTAAATGTCTTGCAACTTCCATTCTGCCGCGAACGCGTCAGAGGCTGGAAGGACTTAAGGGGCATGGTTATGCCTCCTAAGTTGCCTTTCATGACAGAGAAGTCCTTTGAGTACTGGATAGAATTGGATATCTATCCCCGATTAGCTGAGCGGCTCGTTCGCCGAGCACAGCTTATGTTAGGTGTTGATTCCTATAATAAGTTGTTGGAACGCCTTTCCGATGTAATCGGGAAGGACCTCCACGCCAGAATCGTTAAGGACGATGTTCCCTCTTTGAGAATTCACCCAGTGGTGGATGACTCAGGGAAAGAGAACTTAGTGGTCCATCCGGACCACCCTCTTAACAACGTCTTTAATCGTGTGGGAGAGGAGCTGAAAGATAATGCTCCAACTTGTTTGGGCATTGGTCAATCAGCGGTGAAATTTTCTAAAGCGCTTCGTTGCTTAAGAGAGATGGAAGGAATGACCGAAGCTGTAAGGAAATCTGGCCGTTATATAACCAGATTACGGGAATTATCTCGTTATCATAAAGATATCCTTAAGTGGACTGAACTCATACTGATTGGAATAAACCCCCAATCGTAGACCGTTCCTTTTCGGCCTTTGGCATGAGCCAGAAGTTGAATTGTCGGATTCGAGGAAGATAACAATGTAACTAAACTCGTTTCCTGCTGAAAGCGAAGGCCCACAACCTTTTGATGGGACAATGTCCCGTCTAGGCCTATTCAACTTTTGCCAGCATTACTGCTGCTAAAGAAGTACAGGTAGGAAACTCCTGTCCTTCCCCCTTTTCTGCCACACACATAGTGTGTTTGCTCGTTTGTAAGTACTTTCTATAGTCCTAAGACGCATAGAAAGGTGCTGAGAGGTGAACCAATGTAAAGAACCCGTTTGTAGGCCCTAACCATGCTAGTAATAGCACGTTAGGTTTCCGAGGGGGCTTTCACACCGACTCAGTAACCAACTATAGGTAGTTAGTATGAAGAGCATTGGTGTATAGGCATCCAAATCAGGATACCGTTCGCCGGGAAACCCTTGTTAGGGGCCCTGGGCCATACACTTGGACTGATTAGTTTCAGCGAAGGAGCAATCTGCAGTCAGAAGCCTGACTGTAGATGAGAAACTCTAACCCCTCCCGCCGTAAGGTTTAGACACGGCTTGTTAGAGATCTTGGATGTAAATCCAAGAGAGG